TTATTTATTTGAACGCAGATAGATGGTTTAATGGCGCATCAGCCTCTAAACTACCATTAGATAATTACAGGCAATATATGGTTAGCCATGAAATAGGACATATACTTGGATTTGAACATGAAAAATGTCCTTGTAAAAATTGTCCCGCACCGATCATGATGCAACAGACAAGGGGTATTGGCGAATGTAAAGCTAATACTAAAGTTTAAATACAGTTTTAGTTAATTAAATAAATGCTAACTGGATTTTATTTTCGAGGTGATGACCATGAAGCTTGGTGGCAAAATGATAAATGTTTGCCAGATTTTCACTGGTTATTTCAGTCTAAAACTATAGGTAATAGTGGTTATTGTATGATTTTTACATATACACCGCGGTAAACAATCGACTTTCACAGACGACGTCATTAATAAATAAATGCCTCGCGAAGAACTCCCTAAGGTCGAAGATGATGGAAGTCTAATTGATTATCTTGAAGAGGATCCTGAAATTCCTACGCAACGTTATTCAATTATATCATTTCTTTCACCTGAAAATACTATTAAGCAGAAATCGGAGTTTATGAACGAAGAGTTTATTAAGTGGCTTGAATATGATTGGAAGGTAAAGGGTATGGAACATCTAATGGCCTTCCTTTCAAAGAAGTATACTCTAAAGGTTGAAGATCTAATGGGTGATCTTCAAGAATTCACTAAGGTTCATAATGAAGAGATTAAGAAAACTGATATTCACGAACAATATCAAGTCTTTCTTTTAAAGAACGAGAAGGATCTGGAGACACAGTTTTCCGAGAAAGTTAACTTTCGTACGAATGTTCGAGGCGTAAAGCTTCGCCGTGTATTTGCGAATCTTGAAGAATGCCAGCAATATGCTAAAGTACTTCAGCGCAAGTATCCTCGTGATAATCTTTACATTGGTAAGGTTGGATGTTGGCTACCGTGGGATCCATCTGAGCACATGATGCCCGAGGTAGAATATGCTGAGAAAGAGCTAAATGAGCTTATGCGCAAGTATAAGGAGAACTCAGTAAATCGTGACATCTTCTTCGAAGAGGAGAAACAGATGAAGATTGATGCACAGAAGAAGGAAAATGCAGAGCGTAAAAAGAAGGCTCTTGAGGATTCGAAAAAGGATGCCGGAGTAATGGACATTTCAGATCTAACTGAACAGTTCAATACCGCTCTACATCCGTCAGAAGGAGCTATTCGTGATGCGTAATTTCTATTAGATATTACAAATGGATACCGATCGACGTTCAAGAAGTCTTACTTCAAAAGGAGCCGAATATGCTGCTCAACTTCAGGCTAAGAAGAATGCTACATTAGCTCGCATTCAAGCAAAGAAAGCGTCTACTAAACTTCAACCACAGATTGATGAACTTTCATCCCTATTTGCAAAAGTAAGTGTTGCTCAAGATGATGCAGAAGTAGATTCATTAACTGCTCAGTTGTCTAGAATGGGCGGACGTAAACGTAAAACACACAAGAAAAATGGCAAAAAAATCCGTAAGACTCGTAAGCATTAACGTCTTTTTACATCATCTTCTTTCTTAACTTTTACCCATGGATCTGTTGCTTTACGCTTCATCTTGTCAGGAGAATAATCATCTGCTGCTAACATTGAGCTTGCAAATGGTCGATTATCGGCCCACAATGAATCATCACACATCTTAAATGGCGGATGTTCTGATGCCTTATACCAAAATACTTGATCTTCTAGTTTATTAGATTGGATACCATTGCAAACAACTAAACACTCAAAATTCTCCGTGCACTGATCCATAAACTGACAAAACATTTGGAAGGTTGGAAACATACCAGCATAATTATCATAAATACGTTTACGATTACCGATTACATTCTCACGTAAAATAAATACAAAATCAATATTAGTTCTCAAATTAGGAGGAACACCTAATGGGTATTGCATAGTAATCATTGTTGCTAAATCAATATGACGACCATTCATAAAAACATATCTAGTTGACTCCTCATTCATCCATGTCTTGTCGTATAGACAATCATCTAAAATAAGAAATGCTCGAGGATCTACATTAGAATTACCACCACCTCTATTTTCACGATTTCTTGCTTGTTTAACAGCCATTTGACGCTTAATTGAACCCATAACAATTGCAGGATTATACTTATCATGAATTAATTTAGCAGGTACTAAATCTTGAAAAAAAGGACTTGCTACCTCAGATCCAGAAATAACAGTTCCTATTGGAAAACAATCCTTAGTATTTGCTAGAACATCTCTTACTAAAAATGACTTTCCAGTATCACGCTTTCCAATTAGTACAATCATTGGAGCTTTCTTTGAATCTAGCGCACATCTATCACGGATCATATCCATGCTAAATTTTTTGATATTGAAGTTCATATTAATACTATTGCGTGAAGATTTTGATTATGCTTTAACACAACTCTATAATATGCTAAAGCGAACTAAGCAGAATCCAAATAGTGAGTTAAGAAGTTCACAGATCGCACTCTCTATTCATAAATATGATCTTTCACTTTTAGTGAATTCTGCTTCTATGTATTGGAATATTACAAATATTCAACCATACTTTCCTCCAATTGAAAAACTTTTTAAATCATCAGAGCTTGAATGTGTAAATGAATATGGTATTCGATTTAATGATGAAGTGTTCGTGGTCTCTGATAAATCTAAGATAAGAAGTGTAAATAGTAATAATGTAGATGTTCATCTTAAGACAACAATGTTGTTATCGCCATACAAGTGGATGAGAGGCGAATATGGAACAACATTAGGTCTACCAACCTCAATTGAACAAGCTACACAGGCTATGCACAAAATACAAAACACTAATAATGCTGCTTATGTTGGGTCAATTATATCAAGTGTATTATCGCAATCAGGCTGTATTCATTTCCCACAAGTATACGGTGTCTTCACAGGAACAACATCACAACATACAATTGATATATCTGACGATTATGGTGAATTATCTGAAAGACCATGGTTTTCTCATAATATAGGTAAGCTTTTTGATATAAAACTTTCTGATGAGCTTCAAGACTCAACTAAATTTAAGCATACACGAACTGCTAGACTCGCTATTCAACTTGGAGAAAAGATAGATCTTGATGATGTACAGAATCTAGAAACTCCACATGTAGATGAAGTTGAAATGGCAGGAATTAATAGAGTATTTCAAGATGATGAGGAAATTGCTGATGATGAATCTGATTCGTCATCGGTATCTACATCATATGTATTTGCAGTTAGATCATGTGATTGTTCGGATGATGAAGATGAAGATGATGATGAAGATGATTCAGGTGAACCATTTGCATGGGCAACATTTAAGTCCGTTCCTGTTCAAGTGACAGTAATGGAGAAATGTGAAGGAACTCTATATCAGTTAATGATGATGAATCCTCAAACAGAAAAACACCTTGCATGGATATCGCAAGTTATGTTTGCACTAGCATATGCTCAACGAACAATTGGTTTAACACATAATGATCTTCATGCAAATAATGTTATGTATACTCCGACAGAAACCGAGTTTTATTACTATAATTGTGGGGGAGTAATTTATCGTGTTCCAACGTTTGGATATACTATTAAGATCATTGATTTTGAACGCGGAATTGCATCTATTAAGATTACAGGAATGAAGGAACCTAAGATGTTTATGAGTGATCATTTCTATGCTGAAGAAGAAGCTGGTGGACAGTATAACTGTGGTGATTACTATCTTACGAAGCAACCTGAAATGAGACCAAATGCTTCATTTGATCTAGTTAGATTAGCAACTTCACTTTTTTGGGATATATTTCCTGAACCAGAACCAGATAATTTGCTTTACAAATTATTTATGAAATGGCTTACATTAGATGATGGAACATCTGTTCTGTTTGGTAAAAAGAATCCAAAACATGATCGTTATCATGGATTTCATCTTTACAAGGCAATAGCTCGCTTCTGTAAGGATAATGCAGTTCCACGAAAGGAAATTACGAGTTTAAAGAGTATTTATGGTGTCGACAGTATTAAAGAAGGAAGTACAGTTCTATTAATCGATGCTTAGAAAGTGGGTTGACCTACAAACATATCTTGAACAGATGGTATAGCTGGAACATTTTCAGAAACAGTCTTTACTACTTCAACTACACCATCACTTGTACTAGCAAATACTACACCAGATGTAATAAGACCCCCGAAGAGAGAAAGCTTTCCGGCGGTATCCCATGCAATCGGTTCACCCTTTGACTTTCTATCGAGTGCGTACAAAATAAAAGCAACTAGTGCTACTGCAACTGAAGCTACTATAATCATCATTTGTTGTCTATTTCCGTAATTCTCTACAGATTTAGAACGAGAGTGTCTGATACCTTATTCTCAAGTTCTGTCATTGGATCTACAACTTCCTCCTTGAGTTCTGGAATATCAAGTACTGCGTCTTCATCTGAAATCTTAAGTTTTGGATATTCATCTTCTGATTCTTCGTTTTCGAACTTCACATTTTTACTTTCATCTTCATCTTCATCGGAAGATTCTTCTTCATTTTCAACTGGTGGTATAACTGCAGAAGGAGGATTCTCATTCGCAAAATACTTCTTAGTAATAGCTTTCCATGGAAGAAATTCGCGAATAACTTGATCTAGACATGCTCCAATACTTTTTTCAATTTCCTGACGATTTCTTGCATGGGCTTCTGCTGGGATGTCTGTATTTAAAAGATAAGCTGTCTGCCATAGCTTACGTGCAGAATGAATATATAATGCGTGAATAAATAGTGCAAGAGATGGTCTATCAAAATCAATCTCAATCTCCTTATTAGATTCTCTGTGATGTAAAGATGCAAATGATTTCATATATGAAATAAATACACCCATAATAAGATCATCTAGATACGTACATTTAGTTACCTTCTCAATGCGTTCTACTTCGGTTGCGATTGTTGAGTCTGACCATTCAGGGATTTTTGTTAGCATATTTTGAAAGGTTCTTAAAATTTGATCATTCTGTCCATTGCGTTCACATAACTCTTTTGATGATTTATGAATACTCCAAAACCCTTCTGCAATAGGAGGAACAATAAGCGAACGTAGATGATCTGATAAATGCGTCTTAGCAAACTCTGAATCTGTCATTTGTTAATGTTAACGTTTGTTAAAAAATGTGGATAACGCAACCATGGAAAACGGATTTTGTTGGGCTATATTAATTAATTGCACATGACTTTAAGACGAACATTATAAATAGTTTATCTTTGAAGTTTAATCGAATTTTATACAACATGCCGATCACACAAGAAATGATTGATATGTTGGCTCCTGTCATACCTGAGGGTGTGTCATGGGGCAATTACTTTGCGAATGATGATGATTTCTCGATTGTTTCGACAATTGAGCCAGAGACTAATATGGTTTCTGATGACTGGGAAATTGTCGGCGAGAAGATGGATACCTTTCAGGATTCTCTTCCCGTCCGAACACCCAGATGGTGTAAACATGGTAATGCGTGTTTATGGAAGAACTGTCCGTTTCGCCATGAACGTTGCGAACACTATGATAAGTGGGTAGCATCGCGTGGTAGAACTCGCGGATGTCGTTGCCAACAGACTGATCCTACGAACAGTAAGACACCCGAACAAGGTGGCTGTAAGTATGATCATCGCGATATGCGTGACTTGGAAATATACCACGTCTCGCTTCCGTGCAGCACATTGGCTGAGATATGGGATTCATTCTATGATCGCGGATTAGACGCTCATGACTCTAACAACTTTGATGTTAGTGGAATGAGTCGTGTTAATCGCGCGCTACTTGTTCGTAGTCTCATTAAAGACGGTGCTGAGTTTGAGGATTACGGTGACTGGTTTAGAATAATTCTAAGCGACACATAAAAACTAAAACAAATAAAAAAGTAAAAAAATTAAAACAAATAAAAAAAGAAAGACTTCGTTCGGCGACATCAGTATATGCTCTGGAACCTGTAATGGGGAATGAAGTTTTTTAATTCATTGAAAACGGATTTGGTTTTTACAATGTAGTTGTATAGTCGAATACTACAAATTATTCAAAATGTCAACAATGATTTCAAGCAAGCAAATGGAGACCAAGTTGTACGCACTCGTTGAGTGCCTTGCATCACACTATGGATTTGATGTCGACCAGGCATTTGAGGTGGCACGATGGGAGACTGATGTAGATTATGTTGGAGATATCCTTAAGGCGATCGATAAGAATGTTGTTGTTGAGAAGCCTGTGGCTAAGAAGGAAGAGCCTGTAAAGGATGATCTTGCTGATAAGATCGCAGCATGTCGTAAGAACATTGAGCTTTGGCAGAATAAGCTGAACGATCCTAAGCTAAAGGATGCTGATAAGCAGCGCGAGAAGATTGATAAGGAGCAGAAGAAGCTCGCCAAGCTTCTTGAAAAGATGCCTGCTCCAAAGGTCGAGGAAAAGAAGCCTGAACCTAAGAAGAAGGAATTGCCCGCTGTAAAGGAGAAGCGTATTAAGCGTTTCTCTCCTATTATGGCTTCGCAACTGAAGACGGTATTCGAGAGTGTAAAGCTTGAACTGACTGATAAGCTTAAGAAGGAGTTTCAGCAGTATGTCGAAGATCTTACTGATGATGATTTCCGAAAGGAAGGATTGTCTGATCATATGCGCTCGTTCGCAAATATGAAGGTTCCTGCTGAGACTCTTCGAGTTGAAACATCTGCAGAAGATACTCCCGATGAGTCAGAAGAGGAGGCTGAAACAATTACTCTGAAGAGTGATAGTGCCGTCGTGGATGTTACGCTTAAGGAGTTGCAGAACATCAGTCTGACTGCTACACTCGAGACTCCTGGGACATTATGGGATGCTGATAATGGTCGCTATGTCAAGGGTCCTGATGCCGATGATGACGAAGACTTTGAGGATGTTAAGTTTGAAGGTAAGAATTATGTCGTTGGAGAAAAGACTGGGCGTGTGTATGAAGCGCGCGATAGCGGTGACGTTTTCGCGGGATTCATCGGTGTTGGTAAGTTCAAGAAGATGACTAAGTAAAAAAAATAAAATATAAAAGCCGTAAGGCAATTTTTACATATCATCTTCCCAAAAAGAAATTGAACAATTTGGGAAAGAATACTGAAACCACTGAAATACTCCGGGACAAGTAAATAGAATACGAGGGACATATATTTCTTTAAGTTCTGGTACTAATAATGGTTCCAAAAAGTAATCATTCTCATCTTTAGTTGAACTATATTTCTTCCAAATATGGTCTAAGGTAATTTCATCAAAATTTAAATAGTTTAAACTATGATATCTAAGTATACTATTATATTCAGAAGAATCTGTAGTTATATTCTTTACAATACCTTTACGATAATAAGCCATATTGCAAATAGTATTCCATACTGATTGCCATGTTTCTATTACTTCACTATTTATTTCCATTATGAATTATACGTAATGAATGTCTAAATTAATGTATAAAATCGTCAGAACTAAATAGACGAATCCAAAATGTTATAACAGGTAATCCCCAAAATGAATAGAAAGGTAAAAAGAAAGCCATTGCTCCCCATAATAATGGAGATATAAATTGATTACCATATTCAATTGCCGTAAATATGGATAAAGTATATAAAAACATTCCAAAGAAATATGCAACTGATTTGAATACCATTCCAATTAAGGTGCCAACTGTTTGAGATGGTGTTGTATTTGATACTGCTTGGTTTGGAGGAGCACTTAATTTAAATGATGAGCCATCTTTGATAGTGTCGGATGACTTTTTACCATTAATAGTATATTCAACTCGCAATTCTTTTTGCTTATTTGGATTTGGGTCAGGAATACCAGCAGATGATGGGCTAATTTTTATATTGATTTCGCCATTGGTTACCTGATTTTGTATAGAATCTGTAACATCTGTAAAGTTACCGGGATAACCATACTCTGCTTTTACGATCTGTAATCCTGATGCGATACGTATGGGTGGTGCATCGATTGAAACTATATCATTATCATTTTTTGACACTTGATTATCTTGGCCACCATTTACTGTATAAGTTATTGTAAGTGTCTTTAACTGTCCAGGCGCTGGATCTGATACATTTAGTGTGTTTGGCGTTACTGTAAGTTTTAGTGATCCATCTGTTACCAAGGAAGCAACAACATTTGTAACATCTGTTGACGCTGTGCTTGTACCATATACAGCTCGTACTATTGAAATTCCAGTACTCATTCTTATTATGAAGAAAACACGACATTTGCGATGCCTCCCATAACTCGTAAAAAGTTATAAGATTCTACAAAAGCTCGAACATTATATGTATAAGCAAGTGTATTTGCTTCTGTCTTTCGAACAATGTGAACTAATTGGTCAGGAGTATAATTGGATATTCTATCAGCTGGAATAATTACAGGATTAGGACTTCCAGCTGTTGATTTAAGAATACATACATCATTCGAAGGAGATACGACTCCGAGAGTACTTGCCAAAGGAGGTTCAACATAGGTATTTCGAAGAATGGTTTTATTAAATTGAGATCCGTTTATGTGACCACTAGGTTGACGATTGTCATGCTCAAGAGAGAATGAATAGGAATAGATTCCAGGAATATCAGAAGTTGTTCGTCCAGTATGATGACGATAGTTTTGAATATTCTTAAAAAATTCAGACTGTTTGAATCCAAATCGATCCTTACCATCAATTACTATTGCAGATTCTAGAAGTATATCTCTAGTTGTTATACCTGAATCTTGCTGATTTCCAGATGAATACCATGGAGACATAAATGAAGATATACTTGAAAGTGGTGGAAGATATGGATTATCCCAGTTAGTATAATTGTCATAATCATTCTTTATAATACGATCATTGCGTTGACCCACCCATACAACACGAGTACAAAGATTACGCATGATTAAATCCAGATCATTTGAAGGTCCATGTTGTCCATGCGCTTCACGAATGTCTATCTGTGTTATAATAAATGAATGATCAGTAGATGCGATATGTGCCATTTCTGCATCAGATACAAATATATAATTACATTCCATAAATGGATCCATCTTCCATGTTAGTAGATTTTGATTTAATGGCATAAGTTGATTTGGAAAACTTGGAGGCGATAAGAAATGAGCTAGGCTAAATGTATCAGTAATAACTGGACATGCCCCTCTTACTCCAAAGTTAGAATTTGAAATTCCACCCACTGTCTCTCGTACATCTCGAACTGTAAACAATTGATATGTATTTTTTAAGTCAACTACAAATTCAACTTCAGAATGCTGAAGTGCAATTAGTGGTAATGCAGAACCAATAGTTTCACAAAACCAAAAATGTAAAGGAATTGTTAGAACTCTACCTGCAATAGATGGTGCTGCAGAGGCTATCTCAGTTGATATAGCATGCGGATATTGATTCATACGGTCAAATGCATTAGCAGGATCAAATAGTTCAGAAACATTACCAACTAGTTCATTAAGAATCCTTTTCTTATTTGCATCAAACTTTAGTGCTGCATAAATTTTCATCCATTCACCTGTATGGCGAACTATTTCTTGACCGTTAATTAGAACTGAAACATAATTAATCATGTTATATCCAAGATTTTGAATCCATTGAAATTCATATCCTATAGCATTTGAAGCTCCATTTATGTTTGATGGAGGAGTTGTAAGTGGAACAATTGGTGAATATATATCTGGAAGTGTTATACTTAAATAACAATCATGTAAAAGTTGAGCATATCGTTCCACTTTTGCTCGTAATGTTAATGACCCAGATTGTGTAAGATTTAAGTTAGTTGTTTTGAAATATAGTCTGAAATGTTCCATTGCAAATTCAGAATGGCGCTTATAGACAGATCTAAAGTGCGTAAAGGAGGGATTTCCTGTTATCAGTACATCTTGTGCCCCTTTGCCCACTAATTGCATTAATCCACCTGTCATGATTCTATTATATGCTTGTTAGTTTAGAATGTTTAACTTCCACACTCTGCACATAATCCAACTTTCTTGGCTGATGATGTTCCACATTCACATATTCTATTAATTGTTAAATTCTTACCAACACCACATGTCCCAGATGGAGTTTCCAAAATATAATCAGATGTTTGTGATGCTACATAATCAGTATAGTTTGAAGCAGGTCGACGAATCTTAGATGTTCCAAATTCAGTATATACTCTACGTCCACTTTCTGGTTCAGAACGAGGATCAGGATTTGTTATACCTGTAAGTGTTGGAGGAGGGGCAGGAGATGTAGGACCAATTACAACATACATATTTCCTCGCGCGCCACTTAGTTTTTTTATTCTTGTCCAATCACTTGCATCCATTCGTCTTGGTCCTCGTTGAATATTAGATGCCATATTATGAAACTACTGAGGTAAAAAAGCGGATCTCTCCAGAACTAATTCTAATTCCAAGTCTAATTAGACGTTTTGTATCCTGAAAAGCCGGATGATCAAATATTTCATTCGTGTCTGGATCTAAAACAAATACTAAATCCTTTGCTTTGATAATTTGGAGGCGCCGTGTTCTTCTCTGTATGTTTCGCATATAAAGAGTATCAAGATCATCAGACTTGAATCCAGGTTTATATGCTAAATCTTCACCTGTAGAAGTCGTATCAAATCGCATACACTGTATTACTGGTCTCTCTTTTGCATGTAGAGGTCTATGAATCTCACAATCAATCGCAGACTGTTTAAGTAGTAAACTGATATTCTTTACAATACGTCCTTTTTCATATGCAACTTCATATAGATATTCATCTGAGGTCATAAACATTTCACGGGGTTCATCTCCTTCATACCGTTTGAGAGTCATATCATTTCTACGAATCGGAACAATATTAAATCCTTCATTAGTTGTTGATTGATCAGGCGTAAACACGCTCATATACAACTTTACTACAACTGTACGATCTGGAATAGGAAGCTTACGATGAGAGCAGATACGAATTGCACGACCAATAATTTGTTCAATAAGAGCAGGATTCCAGTATGGTTCCATAATATGTACTCTGCGTACATCAGCTAGTGTAATACCCTCTGCTGCTGCACGTGAACCTAGAAAAACACATAAGCGATGTTCCTTAATTGAATCTTTTAGAGATTGAGGAAATGTATCAGAATAATCCTGATTAAATATCTGGCGGTGTAGTTCACGTTCGTCTTCTGCTCCACCTAAGAATACACCATACGCAGGAACACCTTCTTTCATATCAGGAGATTCTGACCATACTCCGCCTTTCTTTATAAGTTTGTATTCCTGAAATCCATTTGCTACTAAAATAGCAGTAAATGTACCAATACCTTCTAGAGAACGAAACTGTGAATAAATAAACTGATTATTAAATTTTCCAGGTTCACCTATGTTTGCCTTGATATCTTTTAACATCGCTAACATCTTTGGTGAAAACTTCGCAAGTGCTTCTTCTGATAGGTATCTGTCTGGTTCTGCTTTCAATCTTTCGAGTACATCTGATTTTTCAACTACTGTTTCTTCTGTTGCGCCTTCTTCGGTTGTAGTTCGGAGTTCAGGGGGAATTGCATAGTTACAAGCAAGACGTGATGTCATACGAAAGGATCCAAAATCATCGTTTAGATTTGGAGATCTAGATTTACGAGATTCGCGTTGAACTTCAATCCAACGAGTTTCTAGATAACGTTGAAACTGTTCGGGTGACATAGGAACTTTAACGAGTGTATTTTCTTCTTCTAATCTCTTAGGAAGTAGACGTTCATCTGCACCCTTGAAGTATGATACTAATCCTTGAATTCGCTTACTAAATAAAATTGAATTTTTGATTGAAAGACCGTCAACAAACATTTTCATGAACTCCTCAAATTCAGTAGGAAGTAATTCAAGTTTCTCTATAACCATTTTTTCGGCATCAGGAAACTCAATACCAGCAAATGTAGTTTCAAATTTAGTCTTCCATGTCGATACCCATGCTTTCATATCAGG